AAGCTGGCCGCATTACCAAAGAACAGTTTGATGAGTATGTAGATTTCTACATGCCTATTGGCACGGTGCCTAATCCTGAGAGGCCCATGTCTCAATCTGACATGAAGTTGGTTTTGCAGACTAACCAGCTGCCCAAAATGAATGCGCCAATTGCCGACGGTACGCCGGTTGGTTTGCGTATGGACATCAATGCGCTGGGCCGTTCTAAATCTATGGGCCTGACAGGTAGCGTTGTTGCTATCCATCCAGAAAATAATCCTAATTCACCTATCAGTTATTCAAGCGCTGCCCGTATACAGAACGTCAGGTTTTCTATACGCAATCAAAAGGCTGCCATGAAGGTGGCCACCCAGGCTGAGCCAACGATTAGCAAGGCCGGTAATGTAACGCCCCAGGGTAACAAATCACCCCAGCAAACCATGGAAGGTAACTGGGTCAACATTACGCCTGAAGAAGCGTACGCAATGGTTCAGCGCTTGTTGAAAGACAAAGCTTGGTCACAGGTTAGCTTTGATCCGCTGCGTCATTCCTACTTCTATGACCGGGCCACCAAGCAGCCCGTGATAGCTGCCGACGATGTTATCCAGGTGGGCCGTTTTGTATTGGCAAAGAATGTCCAGTACTCTGACCGCGGTGAGTTCTTGTACATGCTACGAGATGCTACGCCAGAGCAGATTGCGTTTGTCGATGCTGGAGCCGAAGGCGTGAACGGCCAGGTGGTCTGGCAGCGCGGATCTTTGGCTTTGGTGCGCGGCTGGAACAAACGAACAGGCAATCCGGTTTATGTGGCCATCAAAGATTTTACCCGCAACAACTTTGATATTGATACGCAACAAGGCACCAACGGTTTAACAGAAGCCGAAACCAAAGAGTTGCGTCAGGTAAGGTTAGATTTGGAAACGGCCGATGCGCAGGCAGAAGCTGAGAATCCATTTGTCAAGTTTGACAAAAATGGATTGGCGTTTTCCAAGAACGTGCCGCCTAAAATTGCGGGCGTGGTCAAAGGCTGGAAAGAGTTGTTGGGTATCACTAACAATATCTACATCACAACAATCCCTGATGCCCGCGTAGATGCACACAACATGACGGGCCAGTGGCGCGCCGTTGGTTCTGCCGCCCTAGACTACCGTTCGGCTGGCTCTATGCGCCAGATGCCTAATGGGGATTACTACATTGCCATGACGCCGTCTTCTAGCATTACATCAATGTTAGAAATTCTGGCGCACGAAATGGGACACATGCACCAGTTTGAGGTGTTTAACAAAGCGCCAGCTGAAACCCAGGCGGCCATCAAAGCTGAATACGACAAGTGGTTGGCGTCTACCAAAGGCAAAACTGCCCGTGAGTTGGTTAATTCTTTGCGCGCCAAGACAACGGCAAAAACCACGGACATTAGTGAAGGCGCCATGGCTGCCAACATGGATCCGTATTGGTTTAACTTTAAAGAATGGTACGCCGACCAGGTTTCCCGCTGGGCGCTGACGTCTGACAAGCCTGTAGGTGTGGTTGAGCAGTTCTTTAAACGCCTGGCTGATTCGCTTCGTGCGTTCTATGCCAAGGTAAAGAATGCCGGCTACCTGCCAAATGAAACGTTTAAGAAGTATTTGGAAGCTGCCAATGAAGCTGCGCAAAAATCTAAGGACATGACGGTTCCGCCGATCATTGCGGAAGATGCGCAGATGGAAATGTTCATGCTGAAAGAGGCGGGTGAATCGGCGGCCAAGGTTGCGGCATCCGTCAAAGCTGCAGCCCAGCAGAAGCTACAAAAGCGTGAACCAATTAACCGCGAAGCCCTGTCCGACATGGATGCGGATTACGTAGAAAAGCTGGGCGCAGTATTTAATCCCCAGACCAAGACCATTATTGACCGCATTGCCGGCATGAGAGATGGCTTCTGGCGCCGTGCCGCCCAGGGTATTGCTGACCAGTACCGCACCATTAAAGACTACAGCGAAGAGGCCTACATGATGGCCCGCCTGTCAAAGACTGTGGACGGTGCGCTTGAAGGCTTGCTGATGCACGGCCATGTCTACAACAACGGTGGCGCCCTGGATATCAAGGGCAAGACCAAAGGTTTGTTTGAAGCCATGAAGCCCGTCGGCGCAGAGACAGACCGTTACATGATGTGGATTGCCTTGGGTCGTGAGGCTCGACTGCCACTGCCAAAACGCTCACCCAACCTAGCCCCGCTGCTTGCTGACCGTGATCAATTGGTGCAAGGTGAAATCAACGGTAGGCCCCGCTTAGAGGTGTATCAAGAGGTTCAGCAGGACATGAACGCCTTGAATAAATCTGTGCTGGATGTTGCATACAACGCCGGCCTGATGGATCAAAAAGCATACGAGCGTTTCTCCCAGGACCTGTTTTACATTCCGTTTTATAAACAGATGGAGAGTGGCGACCTGCAAGATGCGGCTACGGCGTCTGGTTTAACTAGCCAGAAGTTTAGTGCTGAACTAAAGGGCCAAAGCGACAAACCATTTGGCGACCTGATGGAAAACACATTGCGCAACTGGAGCCACATCCTGTCTGCATCGATGAAGAACCAGGCATCTAATGCAACCCTTGATGCGGCCATGGAAGTTGGCGCTGCTATTCCAAACCTGAAGGTTGGTCTGGCCTGGGAAGACGGCCAGGTGGTATCCACTAAATCGGGGGAAGTGGTGGGGGATGGTTCGTTGCGGGCGGAATACACCGAGTCTGGCAAAGGTACAGTCAAGACCATGATGAACGGTCAGCCTGCCTACTTTGAAGTGTTGGATCCCATGCTGCTGGATTCCATTACATCCATTGGATACTTGGGCCCCAAGTCAAAGTTCTTGGATGTAGCTCGCGACTTCAAGAACATGCTGCAATACGGCGTGACGATTGCCCCCGCATTTAAGGTAAACAACTTGATTCGCGACTCAATCCAGGCGATTGCTGTTAGTGACCTGAAACGTAATCCATTTGCCAACGTGATTGATGGCTGGGCGGCCACAGATAAAAACAACCCTGCTCATATTTCTGCGTTGGCCGGCGGTGCAATCTTTAACTTTGGCTCTGCATACGAAGGCGATCAATCAAAAATGATTAAACGCCTATTAGCCCAGGGTGTTAAACAAGAGCATATCTTGAATACGCCTGACAAAATTAAAGCTGGTTTGCAAACAGCCTGGGACAAGTACCAGGAATGGGGCAACAAGTCTGAAGCTGCTAACCGTATGGCTTTGTACAACCAGATGCGCGAGCGCAAGATGACGCATTTGCAGGCGTCGTATGCTGCGCGTGACTTGCTTGACTTCTCGATGCAAGGTTCGTGGCCAGCATTCCGTTTGGTTACCCAGGTGGTGCCGTTTATGAGCCCCAGGATTATCGGCTTGTATAAGCTGGGCCGCGATGGTGTAACGCCTACAGCGCGCGTTCTGTACAACACCGTGACCGGCAAGCCAATTGAGCAGACGGACAAGCAGAAAGCTGAAGCGTTTGGCTACACCACATTAGCTGTGGCCGGTGCGTCTATGGCTTTGTACATGATCTTCAAAGACGACGAAGACTATAAGAAGCGCGACGAGTGGGACCGCGATAACTTCTGGTGGTTCAAGCTGCCCGGTATGGACTTTGCCTTCCGTGTGCCTAAGCCGTTTGAGATTGGCGCATTTGGAACCATGGCTGAGCGCGTCCTGGAGCAAATCGTTGATCAGGAAGCAGAAGGTAAGCAGTTTGGCGACAGTATCAAGCGCATGTTGGGTGATACGTTTGCTTTGAATCCTGTGCCGCAGATGTTTAAACCAGTGCTAGACCTGTACGCCAACAAAGATAGCTTTACCGGCGCCCCAATTGAAAGCGCTGGCATGGAGCGTCTGTCTAAGCAGGAGCGCGCAGCTGACACCACTAGCCCGTTGGCCATAGCTTTGGGCGGAATGACTACGATCCTGGGTGAGAAGGGTGAACTGTCGCCCGTCCAGGTGGACTATGCAATCAAGGCCTACTTTGGTTGGTTGGGTAGCACGGCTGCCGTGACCAGTCAGTATGCCGTCATGCCATTCCGAGAGGGTGAGTATCCTGATGCTAAATGGTTGGACCGCGCCAGCTTAGGATTGATTAAGTCACTGCCTTCTAACCAGTCGCGTTATGCCACGGCGTTCTATGAGAACAATCGTCAGATCAGCGAAGCCTTTGCCGACATGCGTCACTATGCTGAGTCCAAACAAACGGACAAAGTGATTCAGATCATGGAAGAGAAGGGTGACAAGATTGCTTTGGCAAAACTTTACGACCAGACGTCCAAGAAAATGGCTGCCGTGCGTAAACAGATTAGGGAAGTTAACGCCAGCGAAAGCCTGACTGGAGCTGATAAACGGGAAGAAATTGACCGCTTAAAAGAGCTCATTGGTATGTACGCCGAACAAGCTGAGTCAGTACGAAAATCTCTTAAATGAGAACTAAAGTGTATCGAGAACCAAAACGTTTCGGTTCTCGGTGCATTTTGTAGTACTAATCACCACAAAAACAATCGATTCCTTGTTCGTTGGGATCAAACATATTGCGCTGATCTTGTGAGAATTTTAGCATTTGTGAGTAGTTGGGTCGGTCTTTTCTAAAAACAGAATTAGGTCCATAGCCGGTGGCAGATGCTACGCCCTCTTCCATCTTGGCCCACCAGATTGCGCGCTCAGGCTTTTCAATAATTAACGATTGAATTTGTGATGCGCTTTTTAAAAAACACAAGTCACAGTTGCCGTGCATTGTTACCCCGTTGTGGTTAGGCAGTTTTAAATCAAACGACTGTTCTTTCCAAAACTGGCCCACCATTTCTTTGGTGACGTTGGCATCTACCAATGGCAGTATCCGTTCCACGTTTTTAATTGCGCCGCCGTCTTCGCCGGGGTTGGCCCGAATTTTTGCTGCTCTGCGTTGCTCGTCGGCACGGATGCCCACCATGTTGTCCCAGTCAGTCCAGCCCAAAGATCTGAGGTACGCGATGAAGGGTTTGATTTTTAAACGCGCCGTGCAAATGCGCATCACTGGGTTGGGGAGAAATGGTTTGCCGTTTTGGTTAATCATTTCCGCAAATGGTTCGCCATCGCGGGACGCCGATGAATAATCGACAACTTTAAACCTTTGACTGGTTTCTTCTGCGTATTTGTATTCAATCCAAGTAATTGGTACGCCCCAGTGGGTGGAGCAATCATTAACAAAATCCAAAGTTTCTTCGCATTCTTTGCCGGTGTTAGCAAATAAAACTTTGGCGTTGCTGGGCAGACCCCCGTTAGATTGCAGAACACGCCACAGCATGTAAGCGCTGGTGCGCCCACCGCTGAAGCTGATGCAAGTTTGATCGCTAATTTTAAAAGGATCGATCATCAAGTAGTCTTTCTATGGTGATGTTTAAAGCGTCCAGCTCGTCCATCTTTTTAATGGCCCATATGCGCCTTTGCCCGTGCCAGCCCATGACCGAGCCCTGGTGGCAGTCGGTGCATAGGGCGACAGCGGTGTACTGCTGGTGTTGCTTTACATGATGCGCAGCGCTGGGGCCTGGTGCATCACATACGCTACATGGTAAAGCTTTTACCGCGGCCAGGTGTCTCCTTTGCTTGGCGGTTAGCTTGTTGTTCACAGGCGCTTCTCCCGCTCGGCCAGCAGCGCCTCTGCCATATCAAATATTTCCTGGGCAGATTGCTGGTGGTCGGGATGCGAAAATGTGCGCAGCGCCACAAACCCTGCATACCAATCCAGCATCGTAATTTCCTGGACAGATGGGTTATGTGGCGGCGGCGCCAGGGCTGCTATGCCTTCAGCCTTTTTTCTTGTTGCCATTTTCGCCCCCAATCTTTTCCGCGATCTGGTCAGCCAATACTTCTGACATGAGTTCGCCGTGGACAGACAGGCTCTTGGCCCACACGTCGTCGCGTACCACTTTCATGGCTTCGCGTAGACCTTTGTTAAACCCCGCGTTAAAGGCGTCATCGCCCTCAATGATCATGGTGATGGCATCACGCACGATTCCGCTGGCTTTACGGCCCTTTGCAGCGTCTTTTAGCTGATGGTAGATGTCCTCCCGCAGGTGGACTGAATAAGGGATTAGACGCTTTGTTTCCATGCTAGGTATTCCTGTTGCACGGCCATGTATTGTCTGGCCGCTTCTGGGTTATTTTTAAGTTCTGCGCGTGAGGCAATCTGGAATTCATCCAGCATCCATTGCCGGGCTTCTTCTTCGCTTTCGCTAAAGGTCTGGCCAGCTTGGCACAGAAACTTTTGAAAGAGTGGGTCACGGCACAGCATCCCGGCGCTGCGAACCAAGTCGCGCGAGTACTCATGCTCGCGGTTCATTGGTTCTTCTTGCGCGTTCAGCCTAACCATGACCACCTGGTACCGTGCCCCAACAAAGTCACGCAGAATATCTTCCGGTACTTCGTCGGGGTGAACGGACAAGGTCAACACGTAGCCGGTGCGATTCTGCGTCATCGCAATCTTGACGGCTTCAAAGTTGTTGGTCTTCATGGTCAGAAGGGAATGTCTTGGTCTTCAACCGTGTCCATTTTGGGTGCTGCGCGGCGCTCTTGCTGCGGCTCTGCATCACGGCGGCCGCCTTGCAGGGCTACATCACCCACGCGAACATCCATGGACTTGCGCTTGCTGCCTTCTTTGTCGGTCCATTCGCGCTCGGACACGGTGCCGGACACGGTGACCGCCTGACCTTTGACCAGGTATTGGGACAGGGCTTCTGCTCGTTTGCCGTACAGGCTGCAGTTCCACCAAATGGTTGGCTTGTCTTTACCCTGGCCGTCTGCCACGGAAAAGTTGCACAAGGCATCGCCGTTGGCCATTCTTTTAACTTCTGCGTCTTTGCCGATGGTTCCGGCTACTGTGATTGAGTTCATGCTGCTTCCTTGTGTTTAGCTCTTGCTTCTTTAAATTCCGCCATGAGTTCGTCATAGCTGGCTGCGTCGGATACCTTGAGGTGATCAAAGATGGCGCGGTTAACTTTGAAGATAGACATTACATCTGCTTCGTTGCCGCACTGGGTCAGGCCTATGCGGGCCATGTCGATGACCAATGAACACCATTCCTGGATGTCGGTGCCTGGCTTGGCTGTAACTTTGAGCGACCAGGGTGCGTCGGCGCCTTCCATCTTGGCGGGTGCGGCTTTCTTTTCTTCCGCTTTTGGGACCGCACGGACCACCGGTTTGGGTGGGGCGTCGCTGCCGGAGCTGGCATCCAGGATGTCATGCTCGACTATCTCCATGGCCGTCATCCAAAGATAGCGACGTTGATACGAAAGTACGGCGCCCAAATTTTGTATGGGGTGCGCGCCCTTCAGGTTAGCTTCAGCCATAGGAGAGGTCACAACGATCTGTGAGCCGTCTTCTGTGTCGGTGATACACAAGGTAGCATGTGTAGCATCAAACGACACTACGCCGCACAAACCAACATTGTTAAAGATGTTTTGAATGTGGGGGATGAAATCACCCAACTCAAAATAACTGTAGCCCGCGAACTTATTGAGTCCCGACTTCTTCATCTCTGTGCCTTGAAGCTTTACCCTAGCTTGCATTAGTTTTTTATGGACTGACATGTTTTCCTTATGGGTTTATTTCGTTGACAATGCCGTGATTCGCTCTGATCCACAACATTTCGTGAACGGCCGCTGCGCCCGCAAGCACCAGCTCGGCTGCGGAATAGGTGGTCCGGTTAAATTTAGGGTAGCCGGGCCCCACATACACGTGGCAGTTGCGGTAATGCGGGACGTAGGTCACATCCTTTAGCTTGTAGGCTGCTTGCGGCACCACTGGTGCGGATTCTGAGGTGTTGCGTTTCATTGTTTAATCCTTTGTGCTGAGTGACTGGGGTGGGCTACCCATTTTTCCCCTAATGCTTCGATGGCCGCTTTGGCCCTGGCTTCGTTGCGTTGGCGAATGGCTTTAAGTTCATCTTCAATGGAAACAATATTGTCTTCACGAAAGAATTCTTTAATTTGGGCTTGTATTTTTTGAAACATCATCCAATCCTCATAACGTCTACTGAGTTAGTGGTTTTGTTTTGGAAGGTGGTGCAAGAGTTCTTGCCATATGTGCTGACAAACCAAGATGTCACTGAGTTTTGTATGTTGTGAATCCCATATTTATCCGCGGGGATGGACACTGTATCACCAATGTTCATCCCTAAAGCAAACGATTTAACATAGGCCCGGGTGTCTCCGTGCGGGAATTGACGCGCAGGTTTCACTTCTGGATCTGGCGTTTTGTCAATGGTGTTGCTGTACTTCATGCCGTCTTTTGTGGTGATGACGTACTGGCATTCCATCTTTTCCAGAACGGCGCTGACCAGGCCGTGGCGTACACCGGCGGAATCAATCACAGAATAGGTAGAGCCAAGCTCATCCAATACTGTTAATGGGCTGCCGTGCAGTTCTTTGTCAGCGTCTACGACTGCAAAGGTGCAGCCTAGTGCGCTGAGTGTTTTGATTGACCGCTCTAGTGCGGCCTTTTGAACGTCGTTCATTCTTTCTCCTTGAGGTAGGTTTGGTATTGATCACAGTACTGGGCGATTTGACAGAATCCTGAGCACCTGGTGCGGTCGCCTTCACGCACCTCGATGCCGTAACCCTTGGTCTTTGCGACTTCTAGGGCTGCCTGCGCTTCCTCAAGCGTCTTGTGAACGCTCTTGGCCCTGGCTGCGCCGTCTTTCTTGACGGCATACATAGTGGGTTTTTCCCACATTTCTTCGGGGGTGCATTCGGAAATGCTCCCGCCTGTTTCTGCATCAAAGAAAGCTGCTTCATGCAAAGCAACGCGCGCTTTTACGTACGCTTCTCTTTCTTCAAATGACCATAGGGGTATATCGATTACCACAATCGGTGCTTGCGGGTAACCCTCGCGGGTCTTAGCGTCCCGGCGCGACCAGTCCCGAACGATAGCGACGATCTGCGCTTTGCATACCGGCTTTTTCTTGACGCTCTCAACCAGGTAGGCATACAGGTTTAACTGTGAGTGCCAGTCTTGTTTCTCATTCATCACGGCCCATGCGCTGGTGACCTTGTAGTCAGACAGAATGGTGCCGGCATCGGTCAGCTCTTGCAGGTCGATGGCGCCGGATATCTTCCAGCCATCCACCTCGGTATGGATGCGCTCTTCTACGATATGGTGGTCGTCTTTGCCATGCTCCAGTACGCCGTGAACAGCGGTACCGAACAGGGACCAAACCATGTCGGCTGCGTCTTCTTCTATGTCGTCCCAGTGTTTACGCTTGAGCTGCACAACGCGGGGGCTATTGAGTAGTTCAGTGGCTGATATGTTTGCCTTGCCCTTGCTGTACGTTGGGCGCTTGAGAACGTTAACGATTGTCTCGGGTAGGTTGTAGTTGTTAGTGAGTTTCATGCGAACCTCCCATGGCATCAAAGCGGGCCGCACGTTCGTAGACGCCGCTGATCAGGGCTTTAGCTTTTTCTTCTGCCACACGGTTGGAACACATCAGTGATGCGTATGCCATGCCCAATGCGAGAGAGGCCAACATGCCGTTGTTGTTTGTTTTATCCATTGCATGGTCCACCAAATACGTGGCCAGCTCATATGCTGTGTCTATAGATTGAGGTTTCTGTTCGTCCATTGCTTTCTCCTGACTGGTTGTTCTGTGTGTGAATGTAACAGGTAGGTTCTTGTACGTCAACATTTTTTTTATATCTGGTATAAACGCCAATCAACATGAGGACTTTTGTATGCGACGAGCTGCCAGGCGCGACGACAATGAAAACGAAATAGTTCTATTCCTACGGGAATGTGGGGCGTATGTGAAGCCGGTTAACCATGCCGGCTTGTTTGATTTGTTGGTGTTCTACAACGGCCATACGCTTTTATTTGAAATAAAAGATGGCGGTAAAGCGGCGTCGGCGCGCGATCTGACGGCGGCGGAACAGAAGTTTCATGATGAATGGCCAGGAAATAATTTATTTATTGTTAATTCTGTAGAAGATGCGGTTGAAGTTTTAAAAAAATGTGTGTAATATGGAATCATTCCAGAGGGCTGGTTGGTTTGTTGATTGCTTTTTGTTGGTTTCCTTGATTGATTTGTGGCTCCGTAACTGGGGCCACTTTTTTCTGAGGAACAACACGTATGGGGACTGAGCCAAGCTTCCATTCGTGTTGGTGGTAAACGGGTTAGCGCCGTGCGTTGTTCCTTTGTTCGGTTTTAATGTCAACACTGCTTCATGTGCCCACCAACAATTTACAGGAGCTGCTATGAAGATCACCGTCTATTCCAAATCAGCTTGCCCACAGTGCGATGCTGCTAAAAAACTACTCACGGCCAAGGGCATGGCATACGAAGAAGTTATGCTTGATGATGAAGCCGGCCGCATAGCTTTCTATGAGAAGTGCGGGCCCGCGGTACGTCAGATGCCGCAGATCTTCATCGACGACCAGCGTGTGGGTGGATTGGCAGGACTGCACCAAGCACTGTGCCAGATCACCCAAAATTCTGTAGGGGTATTGACAGGTCCTGCAACTATTTGATATAAACGAGGTGTTGCTGTAGTGAGCAATGAATTAGGCCACTTTAATGTGCGTTTCGCTTTACCTAATGCTTTCGGTCGGAGAGTCATTAGGCAAGGTCACTACCGAAGCGCACACTTAAGTGGCCTTTTTTGTTTTTGAGACTGGGATTGTTTGTCGGGTTAGCGCCGGCAACTCCTAAGTGGAATGCAAATTTTGAAACACACTGCTTTATGTGAGCAGTTCCAGTCTCTCCTCCTACGACAACCCTCAGAGCGGGTTAGCTAATAGGCCAATGTCGGGGCCGTACTCAAGAAACCGATGGCGCTTTAATAGACCCCCGGCGCCGCAGCGTTTCGTAGCGACTGCATAAAACGACCAAGCAAACCGACAATCAGCGTCTGGCCCACGACACGGGCGGTCGACAATTGAATACGACGTTCCGCGAGCAGCAGGTTTCGACTGGCTGGTGACTTCCATATACCTACCACTAGGGTACAGGTCGGGAGTCTCGGGGGTCTACTATCGCTATACATACTGCCTGCTATAAATAAACAGGAACAACCTGTTGCAAACCCTCTTGAATACGTGTATAGTCGATTTCAAGTTGAAAGGAGAAGCGTATGACAAAACACGGCGGAGCTAGGATTGGCGCGGGCCGGCCGGCAACAGCCATAGATGTAAGACGAGCGATTGTGCTGCGTAAACAGGGGTTTTCGTACCGACAAATTGCAGAAAGATTTGGGGTAACAACCGGAATTGTGCGGCGGGCGATCACAAACCAAACAAAAAAGGAATCAATATGAGAGAGAAAACAGGCGGAGCAGCATTCCCAACACCCAGGTTCATGGTCGATGATGAGTCGCGGATCCTGGGCTTTTCAATTAACACCGATGGTATGTCGCTGCGGGACTACTTTGCAGCCAAAGCTATGCAAGCATTGCTGGCCGGCGGCTCGCACCCCAATCGGTATGAGCTGGCAGCAGATGCATACAAAGCAGCTGACGCAATGCTAGAGGAGCGCGACAAATGAAGCCAGGACAAGAAGCATGTCTACGCATGGCCAAGTACCAGTACAGCTGCCGCAATGAGCAGATGATGTGGCGCTGGTTGTTTACCTGGGCGGCATGGGAAGATGAGCCCGAATTCTTTACCGACCCCAGGGTGCCAGTGTTCAAGCCGCGCAAAGCAAAGAAGCGCTGGAAGAATTTAACAAATGCTGACACCCATGCAATCATCAAACAGCTTCCAAATTGGCAGACGGACCACCTGAATACATTTATCTTCAAGGTGCTAGTTGAAGAGAAATTCAAGGAGAAAAATCGATGACCAACGATGAGCGCGAATTGGATCTATTGGTAGCGGATTTAGAAACGGACGTTCGGCGCCTGAGAAACATTGAGCAAGCAGCTCGGGCCGTTGTTAAATCGTTCAGCAATAGCATTGACTACAACACTTGGGACGCAGCTCTTGATGCGCTTGAGGCCGCGCTGAAGGAGAAGCCATGACTGATGACGATGACATCCAAGAATACGCCCGCCCTTGCCCAAACTGTGAGTACCACAGAAAACGAGCACAACTGTGGCGTGATGAAGCCTACAAGCTATCAGGGCATCCATTGCCTGAGCGTGAGTGGGTAGGTCTGACGGATGAGGAGGTGTTTGCAGTTAGCAACACAATGCCGTACGGTGATCGGTTTGACTTTGCCGAAGCCATTGAAGCCAAACTCAAGGAGAAGAACACATGAGCTACATCGTGGCATCACTGCCGCCCATTAAATGCTTTGTTCGTAAAGAGTTTCTTTACAACTTTGAAAAGGGTTTTGGTGAACTGGAGCCAGCTATCTGGGTGAGCCTAAAAGCTCTGCGAGGTCAGGTGTTTCGTATTGAAAGCTTACTGCCTAACTACGGGGCGTTGTACGACAAGCTTCCGATACACGCCTACGTTTCTGACACGGGGCATGGCGACTTGCCAGTAGATACGCTTCAACTGTGGGACTGCATGGGCTACCGCTTTACAGTCATTGAAAAGATTGGTCTGCGTAATCTTGGCATAAAGTTTCTAGGCAAAGACAGGGAGTGGCACTTCGGGCGCTATCTGTTTACTGTAGATTTTTGTGCAGAGGGTATGGATTTGGACACCGGGTTTACCGAGCAAGCCGAGGAGCACAAGTCTTTCAATTGGATTGCCCTTGACAACGGCCAGTTTGCTTGCCAGCCCAACAACCGGTGCCTGTGGTACGACCAAAGCCTGATCCCTGCCGAAACAAAGTTCCCCGACTTCCAGGCCGCAAAGTCTCGTTGGACCGTGGATGGCACCCGAAAATGGTCAGCCGGTGACGATTGGTTTTACGATATTAAGGAGAAGAACACATGAGGAAGCTGAGCGAAAGTACGGCAAGGCAAACCATAGGCATGATGCGCTCAATAGCAAGCCACATACCGATCAGCCCATTTCATTTGCAAGCGGCTAAAGATATGGAGCAGTTACTAAACGAAGTATTGGAATACAGAAAGGCAAACAATGAGCGAACCAAGTTTAAACATATGGGAGAAAGCGCTGGGATGGCGCAAGCGGCAGATGATCATCAAACAACTTGATCCGGTAACCAATCAGATCAGGAACAACACTTTGGAAGAGGTGGCCCAAGAGTTTGACAAGATGAAGAACGGCGGGGATACCACGGCCAGCTTTGCTGCTTACGTGCGGAGCATGAAGCGATGATTAAATACGACGGCTATGACGAAGCCATCATTGGACCCGCGAATATTTGGCGGGACCATACAACAGTTGCGGTCCTGGTTTACGACGCAGAAAAGATTGCAGCAATACTAATGCGGGATGGATGCTCGGCCGAAGAGGCTAGAGAGTTCATTGAATTCAACATAGAAGGCGGATACCTGGGCCTTGAAACGCCTGTGCTGGTATGGCCTAACGACATATGGGACGAAGAAAATGATTGAGAAAGCATCAGCCGATGAGCATCAGGTGGGTGGCGACCACTATCACAAGATCGGCATCCAGCCCTGGGCCGTCATGGAATCTGTGCTTAACCGCCAGGAATTCATTGGCTACCTGAAGGGCAACATCATCAAATACAGCATGCGAGCCGGCCGCAAAGAGGGCACGGATGACGCAGCAAAAGCATTGCATTACAAGCAAAAACTCAAAGAATTTATAGGTTTCGACGCACCATTTTAAAGGAACGACATGTTAGAAAGACAAACCCTAAGCCTGAACCAAATCAGGCTGGACGGCGGCACCCAGGTGCGCGCATCGATTAAAGAAGCGGCGGTCATGCGCTACGCTACGGACCTGGAAGGGGGCGCCGCATTCCCTCCAATGCGCGTGTTCTTTGACGGCACAGATTACTGGTTATCTGATGGATTTCACCGCTATCACGCGGCACTGCGTATTGGCATGACAGATTTCTTGTGTGAAATAGAAACAGGAACCCCCAGGGATGCTCTGTACTACGGCAGCACGGCCAACAATTTGCACGGCGAGCCGATGGACAATGCCGACAAGCGCAAGATCACCATGATTTTTGTGGAGGACTTTGAATGGGGCAACTGGAGCAACGCAGAGATTGCTCGCCAGCTACACGTATCTGCGCCGTTCGTTGCCAAGATGCGCGGCGAAAGCGCGCCGGCTGTCCGGAAATACATTACACCTAAGGGCAACGTGGCTGAGAAGCATACGCCCGTCAAGAAAGAGAAGCCAGCCAAGCCAGCCAAAGAAGCGCCCCTGGTTGAGCCGCCTAAACCTGCCGATCCACCCGCCGTAGACCACCGCCAGGAAATGGTGGACGAGCTGATTGCTCAAAATGAAACACTAACCGACCGCTTGGCCGTCAAAGTCATGGACGCGACAGCCGAAGAAAAGAAAGCAGCGGAAGATTTGATCAAACAATTGCGCGAAGAGATTCGTATTCTGAAACTAGAAATGAATGCGGTTAAATCCAGCCGGGATAAATTCCAGTTGGAAAACGCGCAGCTCAAGCGTCAGATTTCCATGCAACAAAGACAACTTAAAGCCTACGAATAAACAAGGCCCAAGCCGGCGGGCATAGTGTGCCGGCAGCGGAGAATCAAAATGAGTTTACAACTAAGGGATTATCAAGACGCTACCCTGGCAGCGCTACGCCAGGGGTTTGCAGAGGGCAAGCGCGCGCAGATACTGTACGCACCGACCGGAGCAGGCAAGACAGAAATGGCTATTGCCCTGCTCAATGCCACCAGGGGTAAAGGTAACAAGGCAGCCATGCTGCTGGACCGAATCATTCTGTGCGACCAGACCAGCGAGCGATTAGAGAAGTACCACATCCCGCATGGGGTTCTACAGTCAGGCCATTGGCGCTATCGGCCGTATGAAAACATCCAGGTTTGCTCAGCTCAGACGCTGGAAAAGAGGGGCTCATTCCCAGGGTTAAATCTTTTGATTGTGGACGAGTGCCACACAACGCGGCAGCAGACCATTGATTTCATCAAGAACAATCCTGATGTGCGGGTCATCGGTCTGACGGCCACCCCTTTCACCAAGGGGCTTGCCCATATCTATGACAACATCGTCAACACCATCACAACAAAGGAGCTGGTGGATCAGAAGGTGTTGATGCCTTTACGTGTCTTCATTGCCAAAGAAATCGACATGACCGGCGCCAAGAAGGTGGCGGGCGAATGGTCCCAGGCCGAGGCATCCAAGCGGGGCATGCAGATCACCGGCAACATTGTCGAGGAGTGGATCAGAAAGACAAACGAAATTTTTGGTGGCCCACGCAAAACGATTGTGTTCTGTTCGGGCGTAGAGCATGGCGCCGACCTGGCCGCACAGTTTGCCGCCGAGGGTTATAACTTTGTATCGGTCAGTTACCGGGATGATGACCAGTTCAAGCGGGATGTGATTGAAGACTTTGCCAGGCCGGACACAGAAATACATGGATTGATTGCCACGGATATCCTAACCAAAGGCTTTGATGTCCCTGATGTAATGATTGGGGTGTCGGCCAGGCCGTTCAGTAAATCTTTATCGTCGCATATCCAGCAGATGGGCCGCATCATGCGCCGGGCTGACAACAAACAGTTTGCCGTCTGGCTGGACCATAGTGGGAACTACTTACGTTTCCAAGAGGATTGGGAAGCGGTCTACCACAACGGCGTAGATTCCCTGGATGACGGGAAAGAAAAGGCCAAGAAAGAAAAGACCGACGACGAGAAAAAAGAATCCAAGTGTCCGGCATGCGGCCATCTATGGCCCGGCGGGTCTGATACATGTCTACATTGCGGCCATGTACGCGAGCGTCAGAACAAGGTCAGCAGTATCCCTGGTGTATTGGAAGAGCTGGAAGGGATGGCCAGCAGGGATAACAAGCAAGCGTTTTGGGCGATGTGCCAATGGTATGTGAAGTATCGCGGGTGGTCGAGCGGTCGTGCTGCGCATTGCTATAAAGATAAGTTTGGGGTATGGCCCAGGGGCCTGGCCGATACGGCAGCGCCACCGGATACTTCGTTTGAAAAATTTGTCAAGAGCCGGCTGATTGCGTATCTAAAGGGGAAGGGCAAATGACTGACCTGATTAGCTATTGCAAGCTGCATGGCATCCTGATTGATAGCCCTCCACCGATTGGATACTGGCGCCGATACCCAACGGATGACCATCCAAACAGTAGGAATGGAGCGGTCAAGTACATGGGTACTCATGCGTTTGTGCAGAACTGGGCGACCGGCACAGAGGTGGCCGTGTGGCATGCGGATGAACTGAAACCGGCTGATGTGGTGCGCATACAAAAGCAAGCCAATGATGCGGAGGAGCAAAGAAACAAACAGGCGAAGGCGGCGGCGGGCAAGGCGGCATGGATTTTGGACCAATGCCAATTCGGTCGCCATGACTATCTCAAGGCCAAGGGTTTCCCGGAAGAGCAGGGGAATGTATGGGCGTTCAATGGTCAGCAACTGTTGGCCATACCGATGCGATCGGATGGACATTTAGTGGGTGTACAGTTAATCGACCAGGCTGGCGGGAAGAAGTTTCTGTCCGGCCAGCGCACGAGCGGTGCTGAGTTTGTATTCAACAACAAAGGGATGCACATATTGGTTGAGGGGTATGCCACGGCCCTGTCTATTCGGCTGGCCTTGTCGCAACTGAAGCGGCGGTACACATTGCATGTTTGTTTCAGCGCGGGGAACATGGTGAAGGTGGCTGCCAGGTTGCCGGCTGGGGTTGTCATTGCTGACAACGATACCAGCGGCACCGGCGAGCGGGTGGCCAAGCAGATCGGATGGCCGTATTGGATGAGCGATGTCGAGGGGGAGGATGCTAACGACACTCACCGGCGGCTCGGGTTGTTCAAGTTTTCCCAAAGCCTGACCCGGTCAGTTGTAATACTCTGAAATCTGAATAGGCCGGACCGTGAAATCTTTTGGGTATTCACGCTCCAGCTCTTTGATGCCGGTCATTATCTCGATGCCCAGGTCAAACGAAGCCTGACC